TTCACTTCAGGTGACGGTGTTACTTTAATTAACACTTCTCACCCAACGATCGCTGGAACTGTATCTAATACTTTAGCTACAGCAGCTGATTTGAATGAAACTTCATTAGAACAATCACTAATCGATATTGCTGGAATGACAGACGAAAGAGGTCTGAAAATTGCTGCAAGAGGATTAAAAATGATTATTCCTTCTGAGTTACAATTCACAGCTGAGAGACTTATGAAGTCTCAAGGTAGAGTTGGAACAGCTGATAATGATGTAAACGCAATTGCGTCTATGGGAATGATTCCTCAAGGTTATAGAGTGAACAATTTCTTAACTGACTCAGATGCTTTCTACATTATGACAGATGTACCAAACGGTATGAAGTACTTCGAAAGATCGCCAATTAAAACGGCGATGGAAGGTGACTTCGACACTGGTAACGTAAGATACAAAGCTAGAGAAAGATACTCATTTGGAGTTTCTGACTTTAGAGGTATTTTTGCATCACCAGGAGCATAATAATTAATAAATTTGTGGCGGGACATAGTTCCGCCACATTTAAACCTCACAATAAAAGAGTTATGAAAAAATTTATAGTTACAATAAACGCCTACGCACACTACGCAAAATTTGAAGTAAAATCAGAAGATTCCCCAACATCACTAGAAAATGCAATCCTTGACAAACTAGGAGAAAATAGTATAGTTTGGGAAAAAACGGGAATGTTTAACTCGTTAAACAGAATAACCTATGAGGAGGTTATCGATGATACAAGACCTATACAAAGCAAAAAGGTCCTTGGAGTTGAAGTGGGAACAGGAGCATCTGGATAATAACAGATACACTCTTGAGATGGTTAGAATTGACGATAAAGTCAAAGAGATCATCACAAAGATCAAGCTAGAAGAAGCTCAGATCGCCCATAGACAGAACACAGTTGAAGGTTCTGCTCCACAAGTTTCAGTAGCTACTTAATAAAAAGCTACATCGTTGGAAAAAATCCACTCCACATTACAGGCTCTCTTGCACTCTACTAAAAACTAGTATATAGTTTCAGCACTATACATAAATTAATATTCTGCATAGACGCAGTATAGTCGACGGCCTAGAGACTATGTGGGATATAACTAGGAGAATAATCATGGCTCAAACACTATTTAGAGGACCAGTACTGCAAGGTAAATTTAACGAAGCAGGTTTAACTGGATTCAATCTAGAAAACAAACAATCTAGCTACACAGTAGTAAACGGAGATTCTGGTAAAACTTTTACATCATCAACTGATGGTGTGGTATTTACTTTACCTGCAATTTCAATTGGAAGAGTATTTACTTTTGTAAATACAGGTTCTGATGGAACTAATACTTTAACTATTAGTCCAAACGCTAATGATGGTATTTTGTATGCTGGATCTTTAACAGATGATAAGGATCTTATTAATACAAAATCAACATCAAAAGTTGGTGACTTTGTAGTATGTGCATCTTTAAACTCAACAGCGCATTGGACGATTGTTGATGTACAAGGTGTATTTGCTAAAGAAGCATAATAAATAATTGATGTGGGCCTTCGGGCCCACTTAAATTTTAAGGAGAACTAATGTCAGATCAAAGATTTACAAGAGTAACAAGTACAGGTCAGGTGAAAACAATTGCTGGCGGATCAACTAATATTGGTCCTGCAAGAATAACTTATATTCAAGCTAAAGGACACGCGAGTGGACAACTTGAATTAAGAAACAGTGCAGATAATTCTGGTGATTTATTATTCATAGCTCACTTTGGAACAGAAGGTTTAGATATATTTGTTCCTGGTGAAGGAATAAGATTTGAAACTACTGTGCATGCTACAATATCAGGAACAGGATCAGTCACTTTAGGCTACACTGGCTAGGAGGCTAAATGGCTAATACTACCTCAGGCACAACTACATTTGATAAGACTTTTGCTATTGATGAAATAATAGAAGAGGCTTATGAAAGAATAGGTATGCAAGGTGTATCTGGAAATCAGTTACGACTTGCAAGACGTTCTTTAAATATAATGTTTCAAGAGTGGGGAAACAGAGGACTTCATTATTGGGAAGTTGCAAATAACTCATTTACATTAGTAGATGGACAAGCTGAATATACTATGTTCAGATCTACAGGAGATGGAACTTCAAGTGCTACAGCAGTTTACGGTGTTGATGATGTGTTAGAAGCTGTATATAGAAATGCTTCTAATGTTGATTCACCTCTTACAAAAATTAATAGATCAACTTATCAAGGTCTTTCAAATAAAACTTCTGAAGGAACACCTACACAATATTTTGTTCAAAGATTTATTGATAA